TCTTTTTAATGCATTCAAACAAAAAAATTTCCCGCAGAAATGTAGCCATTCGGCTACCGAGCTATAAGCGATACGGCATTCCATGTCTCTGGTCGAAGACCAGCCATTCGGCTACAGCGACTACGTCGCGACCAACGTTTCTCCATATTCTGGAGGGGGCTACAATAAGTTTTGTACAAAAACAACAATTCTTAAAAAAATATTTTAATTGGAGAGTTTACATTTGTCGATTTTTTGGATATCTTTATATTATATAAAGCGAGAATAAATTAAGTTTATTCGAGCGCAGACAACTACGATAGTAGTTGGATACAAAAAACACTTACAAGCGAAGTCTTGTAAGACTACGAGTAATATTGGTATAATCAATATTACGAGTTATCCCAGCCTGTAGATCAGGCTGGGTAATATAAGAACAAATAGTATGAATTATATAGATTATCTTTCTTTTATAGAAAAGTCAGCAAGTGACCGTGTCCTGCTTCTAAAAGACTCTCTATATAGGTATAGAACTAAATCTCTTTTCTACGAATATAGAAAACCAGACTATCCCTTTATCTTCACTCTGAAGGACTACGATCTGGTCATTCCAGATGTAGGTACGATTAAGAGTCTGAAGAGATTATATCTGGAACTAAATGATCCAACTGAGTATACTATTGCTGCTGAGATCTTTGGTGGTCTAGAGCACTGGAATACCCTGACCAGACTTGGTTGGTTCAACCCTTTAATTGAGCAATGGAGAGACGAACTGGAAGTCAAAGTGAGATCAGAAGCTCTACTCCAGCTACGATTACAATCGGCTAAGTCTACGTCTGCTGCTCAATTTCTATCCAAAGCCATGTGGAAGGATACACGTGGTAGGCCCAGTAAGGCTGAGAAAGACGCTCTACTCAAGAAGGAAGCATGGATTGAAGATGAAGTAGATGAGCTATACAATAGAGCAATTAATTAATTCTTGGCGGGATAGTTTAATTGGAAGAATGGTGGTTTATAGACCATCGAATCTGGGTTCAAATCCCAGTCCCGCAACCAATTAAAAAGTGCAATGTTCGGGCTAAACTACTACGACTGTAATGAAAAAGTCCAATGGGCTCATCCATTCGGCACAGAAATGTGCAAGAGCATAGAGGTTCGCACTGCTCCTCTTTTTTAGGTAACTACTATGCCGTACATGAAAAATGGAAAAAGAGACTACCGAAGGGAATACGACGAGTACCAGTCTAGACCAGGCGTTAAGAAGAGACGCGCAAGAAATAACGCTGCGAGACGGGTTATGGAGAAGGCTGGCAGGGTCCATAAGGGGGATGGAAAGCACGTCGCTCATAAAGACAATAATACACGTAATCAATCTAGAAGTAATCTCTCAGTACAATCGGCTTCTAGGAATTCATCTGTACCACGTACTAAAGCAGGCACAAGAAAAAAATGAAAGCAGTATTATTTCTTCTGGTATTTCTGACAGGCTGCTCAAGTATTCAGATCGAGAATGATAAAATGGTACGTGTGATTGAGTATGGCGCTCAAGCAGACTTAGTTGGAGACGGACAGGTAGGTGGGTGTAAGGTACAGACGTCAGACTTTCCAATTGAGGGAAATCTGATCCTGACTTACGATGGTGAGAAATGTGATGTAGAATATTCTAGAGGATACTAATGGGCTGTCCGTGCAAACGCATCAAAGACTATTTTAACAAACTTCGTCAAAGAATGAAGGGAAAGGGGTATAAACCAAACAATGGCTAAAGTAGATCTAACTAAAGTCTCTGGTGGATACTATACCCAGAAACAACTTAATGCAAACTTTGACAAGTTACGTGTAGCTATAAACAACGCTCTGTTCAGGAATGGAACTATTCCAAATCAGATGGAAGCTGATCTGGACATGAACTCCAATAACATTCTAAATGTTAATGAGCTATCTGTAGATAGTCTAATTATTGGTGGTAGTGCTACTCTACCAGTGCTAGTGTCAAGATCTGTTGAAGTACAAAATCCTGGTGCTGGTATTCTTGAGCTTACTACGAATCCTTATTATGTGGGTAATGGTAGTCTAACTATCCATGTAGATGGTCTAAAGGTAAGTAATGGTATTGAATATAATGAGCAGGGTGATACTAACTCTGTAAGTACCAGTGTTATTTTTGTGTCCCCATTTGCTGGTACTGAGACTGTAGAGATTATTGTAGATGCTACTTATCAGAAAGGGGAGTGCTCAGCTAATCCTGCAATTGTTAACTGGATATCCTTAGCAGATTATATCTGTGCTGGTGATGATCCTGACACTGCACTAGCAAGTGCTTTATCTGATGCTTGTACATATAGTAGGGCTGTTTATATTCCATCCGGAACATGGGACTTTACAGCAGCAGGGACAGCTACCAATTGTAATATTTCTATCTTTGGTGACGGACCGGCTTTAACTATTCTACGATTCAACGGAACTAACGGGTTCCAGTTGAATTACACAACCTCGGATCATTTCCGGGCCTATTTTGCTAATATGAGTATCCTTCAGGAGCAGGAGTCTTCCTCGTCTGCTATTATCCTGAGTAATACATCTGGTAGTACTGGAGAAGGATACCATACTATATTTTCTAATCTTGATTTCATGTACCGTAATCCTACGGCTGGTAACTTTACCAACCATTGTTGGGCGGCTGGAATCGATATTAATGGTGTGTCTGAAGGTACTGTCGAAAATTGTGTATACCTTGCTAATAACGATGGTATCTACGATAACTCCTTTATCAAGTTTAATGAGTCTGAGTCCAGTTTCCGGTGGAGTATCACTGGTAATACGATTGGATATGTGAACTACGGTATCTGGTTTAAGACTTCGCCTACTGTCTTCCATGAAGGTATTATTGTATCTGACAATGACTTTGCAAACCTTGATTACGCTGTATATCATGATTATGTTAGTGGTGATCTCAATGTTCAGCACGTAGATATTAACAACAACTACATGTTCTGTGCGAAGGACGGAATACGAATTTCCGCTCTTCTGCCTAATGTGCATGATAATATCATTGTGCATCAGCAAGCAGTGCATAGTTCTACCAATGGTCAGTACTCTTGCATCTACCTATTTGGTGAGTGCATCAATGGTACTATCCATGACAACCAACTTGGTAGTGATAATACTGGTGGATATACCGCCAATGGTATCACCATCAATGGTACTGAGGCAGCTAGTATTAAGTACCTAGACATTCATAAGAATGTCATTAACTATGCCTATACTGGTATCTTGGTGCAGAATAATGTTGAGCACTGTAACTGGGATGACCAGATGTTTGGTGAGGATGTAACCACTCTGGTATCTGATACTACGGCTAGTAGCAAGCGTAATTATCACCAGAATGGTGCTAGTACTCATTATCGGTCAGACGATGTTGTAGATATTACTACTGCTGTATCTATTCCTACAGCCTATCAAGTTCCATTTACTTACTTTGATAATAACAAAGACGAACTTGACCTTACACCAGTACCTGCTAGTACTATTACTATTCCGGAGCATATTAATAAAGTTCGTGTAACTGCTTATCATATAATTCGGTCTGACGCTGTTCCGACTCCTGGTACAACTGTTAATATCAATATTGTTGGTACTAATGTCGATGGAAACCCACTACCAACTATAATTGGTGCTATGGAATTGCCTGCTCCAGGAAATGGTGATTATCAAACTCTTGTCGCAGCAGCAGCAGTTGTCAATGTAGTTGCAGGATCTACTCTCTATGTAAGAGTATGGTCTAGTGCTGCTCTTGCAAAATCAACTATCCGTTCTGACCTATTTATAGAGAATGTAACCTAATGGCTGAGAAAAAGAAATCTATTTATAGAGACACGGGTCTAGGACTTGGTAAGTTCATTGAGTCAGGTGGTATACCCGCTGCCTTAGGCAAGGTTGTTGCTCATATTATCGCAGGAGATCCGTATAAACAAGGAGCCATGCTGTCTCCTCGTACCAAAAAGTATGCTGAGACTAGGCGGACCAGAGGAAGTTATTCTAGTGGTGGAGGGAAAATGGTGGTGGCACCTAAACCCTCTGCCCTCGATGCTAGCCTGTCTAGTGCCCCATCTAAAGCTAGTAGAAAACAAGAACCTGCTCCAGCATCATTTCAGAAGGTGGCCTCGAGTAATAAGGATATGTCACCCAAGACTAACTCTGATCTGAATAAGATGTCGCAGAGTAAGCCTGCTGTATCTCCGCCTTCTAATAAGGCATTTGGTGGTGATGCTCCTGCATTTAAGACATCTACTAAAGCTCCAGTAACGAATCTTGATCTTAAGACTAGCACTAAGCCTAAGTCTGGTGGATCCTTGTCTGGCCTGAAAAGTGCACTGACTAAGAAACCTACTGCTCGTGGTCCTTCTGAGTATGAGCAGATCATGACTGATATCCAGCCTTCACGTAAGAAGAGGCGTTAATGGCTACTTGGTGTAATCCAGACGGTCTGCTGGTTCATTATGGTAGACGTGAAAAGGGGGATACTCTTGAGTGTTGCTCTAAGACTGAACCTGCTGGTGAGTGCGATATACCGTCTTATACTCGTGCTACTAATCAGTACAAGTATATTGAGTACTGGAATACTGGTGAAGTAGAGCGTGGATTTGGTCCAATGCAAGTAGAGACTGACTCAGAATGAGCTGTAAATACGGAGGTGATATTACCATTTATGGATTATTTCCAGAGGATGATATTCTTGCTGTAGATGAGCCTTGTGATTGGAGTGTGTATCCTAGACCTGAATGCATTGTTCAGGAATACGAAAGACTTCCTAATGCGCTTGAGTATGCTGCTTCACAAGAATTAGTATTTCCACTAGCCTCTTTGATTGATGTAGATGCAGAGTTTACTATATCAATGGATGTGTATCCAACCAACCAAGGAGCTGGCTTTAGCGTTCCTGTAATAGAGCAACTAGATTATAGTACTGACGAGCGTATGTATTTGACACATGCGTGGAGAACAGCAGAGGCTAATCAAGTATCAAATGCAACATTAGGAGCAAGTAGTGTTGCTGGTGTATTAGCATTTTATTTAGGTGATTTTAATATATCAGACTGGAGTACGATTAAAATTACGCTAAATCGCACTACTGGGGATGCTGAAGTATTGATACTTAATACGGTAGGTGCATCCCACGACATAACTCCAGCAGCATGGACACCAGCAGTAGTGCAGGCATTTGTAGTGCCTCCAGATTTTTATTTGGGAGGTAAGGCTGTTAGTTATACTAGTAAAGGTTTTATATACGGTAATTTAAAAATTATTCAGGGAGACACAAAAGCATATTGGCCTATTGATGAGGGCACTGGTAGCATCTTTTATGATCAGAGCGGTAATGGTAATCATGTAATAGCTAAGGCTATTGGAGGAGCCACTTGGGTAGATGCTCCATACTTCCGTACAAATTTACAACTACACATGGATAATTCTCAAGTGCGTATACCTTGGGGATCTATACCCATAAATACAGATTTTAAGATAGATCTGTTTGTAGAAGCAGATGCAGATAGTACTTATAATATTTTAGATACGGAAGGTACTACTACTGCTGACGATGATAATTTGCAATGGGACGTAACTTTTACTACTGCTGGTACTGGCAATAATGCAGTGGAGTTTGGCACGTACTCTAGTTCAGTATCGACTGGAGTAGCTTATCCTAAATCATCCAAACTTACGCTGTTGTCTTTTAGATATTACAATGCTACTAATATATTAGTAACAGAGGACGATACTACACAGCATGGTACTGGTACAACATCAACAATACTGCCATGTGGTGCTGGACCAATTACTAATTTCTTTGCTGATGGAGTGCTTGTAATTGGCGATGATGGGGTAAACCCATTAGTAGGAAAAGTACGAGAGATTAAGATATTTGCAACATACACAGATTATTATCCAGTAGCATATTATTGCTTAGATGATAATGTGGCCGATTCTGAAATTATTCAAGACCGTACTGGAAATGGTTACGATGCTACATTTGTTAAAGGCTCAGGTAGTTGGGTAGTTATTAACTAATGTCTACTGCACATAATAAATTAACTATTGTACGTGAGGCATGTGAGGCAGATCTAGAAACATACATCAGAACTGTCTCTCCTAATCGACAACTTAGCTCTATTCATAAGGAAGTGATCTCATGGTGGACTAGGCAGGAGGCTAAGGATAACCAGCTTCTGTTGTTGCCTCGCGCTCATCAGAAGTCAGTGTTAATAGCATATCGTGTTGCGTGGGAATTGGTAAAGAATCCGGCGCATGAAATTTTGTATGTGTCTGCTACATCAGCTCTGGCTGAGACACAACTTAATCTCATAAAGATGATTTTGGAATCTCCAGTTCATCAGAGGTTGTGGCCTGATCTGATTGATCCTGAGTCTGGTAAACGCACTAAGTGGACTGCTGATGCTATTATAGTAGATCATCCGCTTAGAAGAAGTTCCGGAGCACGAGATCCGTCAATTAAGGCAGCCGGACTAACTACTAATATTACTGGATTCCATGCTACTATTGTTGTACTAGACGATGTAGTTGTTCCTGATAATGCGTATACTCAAGATGGTAGGAATACAGTAGCTAAGTTATATTCTCAGTTAGCATCTATCGAAGTTCCAGGAGCCAAGGAATGGGTAGTTGGTACTAGGTATCATCCATCGGATCTGTATGGATCCTTACTGGATATGGACGAGTTTGATGTTAATGAAGATGGTGAGATAATTAATGAGACGTCTGTCTATGAGGTAATGGAAAGAGTAGTAGAGATTGATGGTGAGTTTCTCTGGCCTAGATCTCGTGGTAAAGATGGTAAGTTTTATGGATTTAACGCTGCGGTACTATCCAGGATTAAGGCTAAGTATTTGGATAAATCCCAATTCTTTGCACAGTATTATAATGATCCTTCGGATCCAGACAATGCAAAGATAGATCCATCTCAGTTCCAGTACTATGAGCCAAAGTACCTATCCTATCAAGGCGGACGCTGGTATTATAAGAACAAAGCCCTGAATACCTTTGCTGGAATGGATTTTGCTTTCTCTCAACGAGAAGGTGCTGACTACACGGCTATAGTAGTGATTGGCATAGATCAGGATGGGTTTATTTATGTACTAGATGTTGATCGTTTTAGGACAGATCGTATTTCTACATACTTTGAACATCTATTCAAGGCATACAACAAATGGATGTTTAGAAAGATTAGACTAGAGGTAACAGTAGCTCAGCAGGCTATCGTTAGAGATCTAAAAGACAATTACATTAGACCGAATGGTATTCCCTTAGCAGTTGACGAGTACCGTCCTGGAAGGACAGAGGGATCTAAAGAAGAGAGAATGGATGCTACACTGTTGCCTCGTTATGATAATGCCAGTGTGTTTCATTATAGAGGGGGAAACTGTCAGTTGTTAGAGGATGAGTTGATTCCTGCTAAACCAGAGCATGACGATATTAAAGATGCTTTCACTGCTGCTATTGACATCGCCAAAGCGCCAGTCAAGGTTGTAGATAGAGAAGATAGAAATAACAATGTTGTTTTTCACAATCGCTTCGGCGGTATAGCATGTTATGGGACATAAATGGCTAAACCACTAGATCTACAATTATCCCAAAGACCTATGGCTTGTAATATATCCGAGACATGGGATCGTTGGAAAAGGGCACGAGATACTTTTGAAAGTGAGCAAAGGGAACTGCGTAACTATATATTTGCTACTGATACCACTAAGACAACTAATAGTCAGTTGCCTTGGAAGAACAAAACTACTATGCCTAAGATTTGCCAGATTAGAGATAATCTACATGCAAATTATATGGCAGCTCTATTCCCAAATGAAGATTGGCTAGAATGGGAAGGAAGCAACGAAGAGTCTGTTACATATGAGAAGGCTAAAGCCATCAAGGCTTACATGAAGAATAAGCTGGATGTATTTGGCTTTAAGGATACTGTCTCACAGCTTGTGCTTGATTATATAGACACTGGCAATCCAGTTGGTGGTATCGAGTGGGTAAATGAAACTAAAACAGATCCAGTTTCTGGAGAAACTATTCCTGGTAGGATTGGCCCCCGTGCTTATAGGATTAGCCTTTTTGATCACGTATTTGATCCAAGTGCTATTTCGTATAGAGACTCTCCTAAGATAACTCGTAATCTAGTTACGGTAGGACAGCTTAACAAGTTTCTCGCGGATCCTAGTTACGAAGCAGACGCGATTAAAGAGACTATATGGCTCAGGTCTCAAATCACTCAGTATGGAACTGAGGATGTAGGAAAGGATGAAGCCTATAGGATTGATGGTTTTGGTAGTCTGTACCAGTATTACACGTCAGGTTATGTTGAACTGCTCGAGTTTGAAGGAGACATCTTTGATTCATCTACTGGAGAGTTTTACCAAGATAGAATCATTACGGTCATGGACAGGAGAACGGTTCTTAGGAATGTTCCAAATCCCTCCTGGTTCGCAAATAATAACAAGTTTCATTGTGGGTGGAGGCTTCGGCCTGATAACCTCCTTGCTATGGGTCCACTACATAATCTGATTGGATTGCAGTATCGTATAGATCATATTGAGAATGCTAAGGCTGACGCAATTGACCAGTACATCAATCCTCCAAAGAAGATCAAAGGTTATGTAGAAGATTTCGATGACATGCCTGGAGAGCGCATCTACTGTGGAGATGATGGTGATGTAGAGTTCCTTCGTCCTCCCTTGGATCAGTTCCTGGCATATAATAACGAGACTATCTTCTATCAGAACCAGATGGAAGAGATGGCTGGTGCTCCTAAGCAAGCAATGGGCATCCGTACTCCTGGAGAGAAGACTGCGTATGAAGTACAGACACTGGAGAATGCCGCAGGTAGGATTTTCCAGAATAAGGTTGAGTACTTTGAGACTCAGTTTATTGAACCATTACTAAATGCAATGCTCGAGCTTGCTCGTAGACAAATGGATGGTGCCGACATTGTACGAGTGATTGACGATGATATGGGTGTTGTTGAGTTCCTAAAGATTACCAAGGAAGATATTACAGCTTCTGGATTGCTACGGCCACGTGGGGCTAGACACTTTGCTGCGCGTGCTAAGCTGGTACAAGAAGTTACTCAATGGCTGACTACCATCGGACAGGATCCTTCAGTGGCAGCACATATCTCTGGATATAAAGTGGCAGAGTTGTTTGAGGATGTTCTTGGATTGGATAAGTTTGATCTGGTCAGGAACAATGTCCGTATCATGGAGCAGATGGAAACTCAGAGACTCATGCAATCTGGAGAGGATAATCTAGCAGTAGAAGGGATGACGCCAATTGAATAATCGAATTCCAACTGAGTATCTGGCTGGCCTAACTCTAGAAAAACAGGCAGAGATTAAAAGAATTTGGAAACTACAAAATCCACTAATAGTAAGACTAAAAGAAGTTCTAGAGAAGCAATTGGAATCTATCCAGATTAGTAACGAAAAGGATTACGATAGGCCAGGATGGCCTTATTGGAGAGCTAATCAAGATGGACAAATACAGATGTTACTAACTATTTTACAATTACTACCTGACCAGAGGTAATTATGAGCGAAGAAAATACATTTGGGGACCAGACCAAAGCGATCACCGAAGGAGTAGTTGAGAATAAGGATGTGTTGTTTGAGATAGGAGAGCGTAAATATGATCTAGACGCAGTGCAGAAGAAGATCATAAGTGCTGATGAGCACATCAAACGCATCGAAGCTGAAAATGCTGAGTTACGTGAGAAGATCAACAAAGCAACTACTCTAGATGCAGTTATGCAAGCAATGAAAGAAAGAGGCGAGGCCACGAACCAGCAGACCACTGTTCCAAATGCCGACGACCTAGTTTCATTGGTGAAAAGGACTTTGAGTGAGCAGAGTCAGGAGGAAAGGCGCGCAAACAATCTGGCGACTGCTGACAAGCTGATGAAAGAACGATTTGGAGATAAGGCAAAAGAAGCACTGGAGAAGAAAGCAAAAGAACTTGGAATCGGACTACAAACAGCTACGGACGTAGCCGCACACAGTCCTGCTGCATTTATGCAGTGGTTCCAGTCTACTCCTGCTGAACCTGTCCATTCTACAAATCAGGGGACTAATCTTGGGAATCCAGATGCTACTTCTGGACCAGAAGAGGGTACTTATAAATGGTATGCTGCTATGCGTAAAAGTGATCCAGCACGCTACAACTCTCCTTCTGTTCAGAGGAAGATGATAGAGGATGCCGAACGATTAGGAAAAGAGGCATTTTTCAAATAATAGGAGTCTACAATGTCTTGGACTACTGGTAATAGTGACCATCTTATTCGTTCCGAAATCTGGTCGAATGAGCTGAAAGAGATTCTCTTGGATGAACTCCAAGGGATGCGTTATGTACGCTGGCTGGATAATTTCCCGGATGGTACGCAGTTGACCATTCCGTCTATCGGTCAGTCCACTGTTCGTGATTACACCGAAGATACCGCGATCCGTTATGATGCGATGGATACTGGTGAGTTCACGTTCAACATCACCGAGTACTTGTCGTCTGGTACGTACATTACCGACAAGGATAAGCAGGATGCATACTATTCTGCTCAGTTGATCGCTAGCTTTATTCCGAAGCAGAGACGTGCTCTTGACGAGCGTCTTGAGACTGATATCTTCCTGACTGGTCAGCCTAACTCTGCACAGGGTGGTCAGACTGCTGCCAATACCAATACTATTAATGGTGCATACCATCGGTTTGTTGGTTCTGGTACTAATGAGACCATGCGTCTGGAAGACTTTGCTAAGGCGAAGTTTGCTCTGCGTAAGGCCAATGTTCCTCTGTCCAGCCTGGTCGCTATTGTCGATCCGTCGGTTGGATATGAACTGGAGACTTTAACTAATATCGTCAACGTCTCTAATAATCCGCAGTGGGAAGGTATCGTAACGTCTGGTATTACTACTGGAATGCGCTTCATCAAGAACGTGTATGGATTCGATGTGTATGAGTCCAACTACCTGCCCACGGGCTACACGGAAACCATTGACGGCGTAACTGCTACGTCTGGTACTGCTAACCTGTTCTTCAGTGTTGCTGATCCGATGATTGTTCCATTCGTCGGTGCGTGGCGTCAGCTTCCTCGCGTTGAGTCCGAGCGTAATAAGGACTTCCAGCGTGATGAGTACGTGACTACTGCACGTTATGGTCTGAAGTTGTTCCGTCCTGAGAACTTCGTGACTATTCTGACTGAAGATCACGTCTACTAAGAGGAGGCTAATATGGCTAACAATCAAGGCAAGAATGCGTACTGGGTGAACAGCGATGGTCTCGTTGTTCCCTTTGGTCCGCGTGAGCAGGCGAATGTTCGTGGTGGAGTTAATGACTCTGCTGGGAATGTGCATACTATTCGTGTGAAGTTCACTTATAATGATCTTCCTACTGGTGGTGGGTCTGATTCGGGTTCTCCGGCAATTCCGGCTAATGCCGTTATTCTGGAGGGTTATGTTTATGTCACGACTGCGTTTGCTGGTACGACTGGTCTGACTATCGGTCTTAACACGGTTGCTGATGTGGCAATTGATGCTGATGGTCTGCTGGCTAGTAAAGCTGCGGCTGCGCTTACTGACGAGACTAAGGTAGCACTTGATGGTGCCCTGGTTGGTACGACTATTGGTGCCAATCGTGGTTACATCATTGCTGCTGATGCCGCCAGTGCATCTACCGCTGGTGAGGCAGAACTAGTCGTGAAATATATGATCCCTGATCGCTTCTAAGTAACACGGGGGGAGCCTTGCGCTCCCCTTCTTTGAGGTAATATTATGGCACTATTTGGTGGATATAAAACTCGACAAGCACAGTTGGACGCTATGGAAAAAAAGGCCACAGCTACTAAAAAGACTGCTGCGAAAAAGAAAACTACTGCTAAGAAGAAAGAACCCCAGTATGTATTGGACAAAAAGACTGGACGATACGTTCAAAAATAAGAGGCTGACTAATGGCAATTGAGCATAGCGTTATAACAGATCCTGATGTCCATGAGCCGAAAGGTATTGTTGCTGCCGCAGCAGGTACTGTATATGTAGCTAATGGTGCAGGAACTGGCTCGTGGACGGCATCTGTTAATGTAGACGCTGCCTCCGATAATATTCCTTATGTGCGTCTTAATAGTACATGGCAGCCTGCTGCTGTTAACCCTGTAGACAGTTACTGGGTTGCAGACACTACTGGCATAGCTGCACCTCCTGCTGGTGGGGATTTGCTCTGGAACAATGTTACTCAGGCTAGTGCTACGCACATCTTCGTTAGTGCTGAGAATACTGTTGGTGTTACTAAGCGTCCTGAGATGCTGAACTATATTCAGTCATATGATACTATGACTATATATGCTGCTGGCGATCCTAACACATTTCAGAGATGGAAGATTGTTAGTGCAGCAGATGGTACTTCGTACATTGATTACACGGTAGAGTTGATTGCTTCTAATGGCGGCAATATCGCAGATAATACTGATCTAATTCTAACTTTCCAGGCTAATCTAGTAGATGCTCAATTGTCCAGCTTTCTTGTAGAGCTAGGCTCTGCTACTGCCGGTGAGACATTCGTATCAGATGGAGCAGGAAGTGGTAGTTTTGCCTGGCCTCTACTTGATGGTCAAGCTGGAGCTAATGCTGATGATGTTCCTCTAAGCGATGGTGGTGGGGGAGTTACCTGGAATAAACCATATATTCTTAGAGATGGCTGGCGTGATATGATTATGCCATTCTTCTCAGCTACTGCTGGTCCCGCACTATCTGCTCCTGGATGGGTAAAAGTACGAGACAATGGCGCTGGCTCTACTGGTATTTATCAAAGAGGATTCGATGATACTACTGAGGAAGAACTTTTTGTAACATTTCATGTAGATCATGACTATAAGGTAGGTACTGCATGGTATCCTCATATTCATTGGATGCCATTGAGTTCTGGAACTGGTGTAGTTCGATGGGGACTTGAGTGGACATTCGCTATAAGGGATGATGTTACTCCAGCAGTGTTTGGTACTACTACCTTTGCATATTTAGAGCAAGCCGCGTGTGGAACTCCATACTCGCATCAGATTATAGAAGTTGCTGATCCTGGTATAACGCTTCCTAATTGTGAACCTGATACTCTTATTCAGGTAAGAATTTTCAGAGACGCAACCCATGTTAATGATACTTACGTAGGAGACGCAATAGGACTTTTCCTAGATGCACACTATCAAATAGATAGAAAGGCAACTCCTAATAAAGCACCGGACTTTTACGCATGAGCAGACAGACACTTCTAGAGATTGTCCAGGATACTCTGAGTCTGCTTGACTCAGATGAGGCTAATTCTATATCTGATACTGTTGAAGCAGAGCAGATAGCTAATATTGCTAAGCAGTGCTACCTTAACCTAGCATCGTTTAGACACTGGCCGTGGGAGAGGAGACTCATCCATTTGGATGCAGTTGGTGATGGTGATAAGCCAACTCTTCTCAAGATCCCAGAGAATGTCAATCGTATTGAGCGAGTGCTCTATAATAGATCCTGTGACGAGTTAAAGTATGAAGAACTCACTCACCTTGACGTTTATGACTTTATCCTTCATACCTATACTTTTGATGCTACTGCCTCTAATACTGGATCTTATACGCTTTTGACCAGACCAGATGACGAAGAGAGTACAATTACAATACTGTACAAGAATGATTCTCAGCCTAGATACTGGACTTCAGTAGATGATACTTTCATTATATTTGATACATACGACTCCACTGCTGAGGATACTATCCAGTCATCTAATAGCCTGACCTGGGCAGAACTTCAACCTACATTTATTATTGAGGATGACTTTGTTCCAAACTTGCCAGAACAGTATTGGCAGATGTACTTGAATGATGTACGAGTAACCGCGTTTGTAAATCTGAAGCAGGCAGCTCATCCCAAATATGCAGCAGATCTCAGACGTAATATGATTAGACTACAGAAAGCAGAGTGGAGACAAAATGGCAACCCGACAACCCCGAACTACGGTAGGAAATAAGCGCGATATTATTACCGTGCAGTCCAAGGAAAGTCCTGGATTGTATGAGTTAAAGTTTGACGGTGGTGGTGAAGTTCCAGATGTTTGGAAAAATCACAAGTTCACTACTCCGCTCGAAGCTGAGAAATTTGTACAAAAATATTTGGCGACTCGCTAATGGCAATTCCAGTAAATTACTACTCGTTTGTTGGTGGAATTAACACAGAGGCTAATCCTCTTAATTTTCCTGAAAACACACTCCTTGATGCAGATAATGTTATCTTGCTTAGGGATGGTTCTATCCGGTCTAGACTTGGTATAGACTATGAATCCGGATATGCACGAGTAGGCCCTATTGTTGCTCAGGCGTATTCTGACATTAGACTTACTCCAGATAGAGCACGTAGGATAGCTACAGGACTTGGTACATGGCCCAGTGTTGGTGGTAATGGTGAGCTTGAGTTTACTGTTGTACAGTTTGGTAATGTTTTGTACTTTCATGATTCTACTTCAGGCGCTATTAGCGATAATCAAAAAGAGTTCCAGGTGGATCTGGACAACTTTAAGATCAGTAGTATCTCGTATGAAGATAGGGTAGAGCTGGCGACTGGTAATGGTCTATTGTTTGTTGCTGGACCACAGATTAACCCATTCTATATTGAGTATGATCCAGGCACAGATTCTGTAACCACAACGCAGATTGATATTAAGATACGTGACTTTGAGGGTGTTGAGGATAATCTACCTATAGATCTTCGTCCAGTTACTCTCTCTACTGAGCACAAATATAATCTTAGGAACCAAGGCTGGCCTTTTGATTTTCTCTGTGCTACTGACAAAGTAAACGCTAATGAGAAAGACCATGCTTACATACGTGATCCAATAGAAATTACTAAGGATCTATTGAATGTATATCCCAGCAATGCTGATATTATAATGCTAGGATATACCGTAATGGCTAATGGTACGGAAGCATATTGGCCTCATGAACTTAGATCTGCTAATATTGGTACTACTCCTGCACCGAAGGGCCGGTTCGTTGTTGATGCGTTCAATATTGATCGTACTATTTCTTCCGGAATTCCTGGATTACCTAAGCAAGTAGAGAGTAGCCGCCCTAGTACGATTGCCTTCTATGCAGGTAGGGTATGGTATGCTGGTTTGGATGTAGGATTAAATACTGGTAAAATATATTTCTCTCAACTAGTAGATGACAACGACAAGATTAATAAATGCTATCAAGAGGCAGATCCAACGTCAGAGAGTGTGTCTGACCTGGTGGATACGGACGGTGGTGTAATACCTATTCCTGATGCCGGTCAGATCCATAAACTTCTGGCCGTAGGTAGATCTATACTGGTGTTCGCTACTAATGGTATTTGGGAGATTACAGGTATTGATGGATCCTTTATAGCTACTGGATACTCCATTAATAAGATTGGTGAGCAGGGTATCTACTCTCCTCAAGCAGTTGTTCCTGTAGAATCAGATGTATATTTTATTGGAAAGGATGGTCTCTATGTTCTTACCAAGGAGCAGTTTGGTGTAAACTTCCAGATACAAGACCTGTCGTCTGTAACGATCCAGTCACTTTTGAACAGTATCTCACCTTATGGTAAGGACTACGCGCTAGGTGTATATGATTCAGAGGAGAGACGTATTACTTGGTTTTTCAACAATACTGAGGAGAATGACGGAACTAATTATAGATTTCTCTATAATAGAGCCTTAGTTTACGATACTATTCTCAAAGCATTTTACCCACTAACTATCTCTACAGGGACCAACTATCCAATTGTAGGTGGAGTTGTTGGATCTAGACGTTACACGTATTCTACAGATCCTACAGATGTTGAGGCGAGTGTATCTGAAGTACAGGTGGGTGGAGCTAGTGTCTATTTAGATACTAAGAACTTGGTTAAAGATCCTCTAAAGTATAAGTTCCTATCTATCTGGAGAGACTATAAGGATGGTTTCTACTACTACACGTTCAGTGAACTGAAGAATGAGAACTTCAGAGATTGGGAGAACTTTGACAGAGCTGGTATTACATTCCCTGCATATGCAGAGACTGGATATCAAGTAGGTGGTAATGCTGCTGTTTGTAAACAAATCCAATATGTCTATTGCTACTTGAAACGTACAGAGACAGGATTTGAATATAACTCCAAGGGAGAGCTAGTTCTAGCCGACCAGTCCAGTTGTCTCCTATCTACCAAGTGGGATTGGGCTGATGCTTCTGGTTCTGGCAAATGGTCTACTCCCAGACAGATTTACAGATACAAACGATTCTACCAACCGAAGGATGTAAATGACGCCCTGGAATATGGTAAGGCAGTCATTGTAAGTAAGAGTAAGATAAGGGGGAGGGGTCAATCTGTAAGATTTAGGTTCGAGAATGAGCCTGGTAAAAACTTCCATCTATACGGATGGCAGGTATATTATAACGCTAATGCTGCACCATAGGAGAGAACAATGACACTTGACGAACGACTTGCTGATATCGCGCCCCTGCTGCGGATGTACATCAAAGAGCTTCAGGATGTATATGGTTGTGGGGACGTACTGTATGTAGATTCTGACCATACTGGTGGAACTGATAAGACCATTACTTTTGCTGCCACGACTCACGAAGTAACTGTATCTGATACGTAAGGATTAAACTATGCCCATTCCTCTGATTATTCCAATTGCCATGATGGCAATTAGCGCTATTGCGGCGGGAGCATCTATTCGTCAGCAATCGAAAGCAGCAGAGGCCCAGAAAGAAGCAGCACAGCAGGAAAACAATCTTGCTAGCTTAGAGAATAGGAAAGCTAGGATCAAGGCTGTACGAGAGGCTAGGATGGCGCGTGCCCAGACTATAGCACAGGGAGAGGCTAGTGGCGCTCTAGGTAGCTCTGGTATAGCTGGTGGTACATCCTCTATTCAATCTCAATTGGGATCTAATATTGGGTTTGCCAATCAGAGGGAAGCATTTTCTCAGAACATAACTGGTCTTCAGAATAAAGCTATTACAGCTAGTAATAGAGCTAATACATTTGGCGCTATTAGCAAGATAACTGGCACAGCATTTAACCAGATGGGTGGCTTTGACACTATCTTCCGCTAGAGTGAGCCTAAATACTAATGAATCCCTACGAAGCAGAAAATATAGTACCCACTACTAATCCGTATGAGTTGCAAAATATAACTCCTGACAAGGGAGTGAGACTTGACGCTACTGTACGGACTCAGGTAGCTATGTTTAATTCAGAGGCTGAGCAAAAGGATTTGCTCGATACCTATGAGGCTACCAAGTATAATAGTAATGCTCAGTTCGATGCTCTGTCCTTGGCAGAGGCTTACAACGAAGGAATTAAGCAGTATCGAGTAGAGCAAATTGCAAGTACTGGAGATGTAGCTGGAACCTTTGCTGCTATTCAGGAGCCTGCTGATCCTTTTAAACCACCAGAAGAAGACGCAGCAATTGCCTATCAAGTGGCTCAGGTAGCATCTGACAGAGAAGCTGCGGAGACAGGAGATATTGACTATGCACAGGTTGTTATGGATGAACTTGAGTGGGCTAACAATGCTTCTCAGTTTGTCTCTGGTCTGCGTGACGACGGAACTTTATGGGATCTTGGCTGGGATGTTCTCTCTGATTTTGTTGTTGGAGACGATGCGTTCGATCTAACTTCTGTAATGCAAGAGTACTACGGAGAGGATTTCAATACTTATTCTGGTAGTACCATTGACGCGCTCAAGACACTCAGAAAGAAATACCTTACTTCCAATGTTGCCCAGAAGAAAGTAATCTTCCAGGGACTGTATGCTGCTGCTAAAAGTCAGACTGATGATCCTGTTGAACAGGCAAAGATCCTTCAGATGCTGTTGGAGGAAGATGTAGGTGAGGCTAGGGTAGATCAGGTATTTTCCTGGATTGATAGTGTAGCTCTGGCTGGTCCTCTGGTCACTGGCTTCATCAAAGCAGTTAAAGCTGGAACAACTGTTAGTAAGCAATTGAAGGCAGTTAATAGTGCTCATGTTGAGCAGTGGATTAATCGTGCCATCAATGATCCTGAACTTGCCGCAACTATCAACTCCACTCCGCAAGAGCTTACTAATCTTCTACAGCCTTGGAGAACGAAGGCTGACTTCAATGTATTTCCAGAACCTGCTGTAGCGAAAGCAGTCATTACTGGAGATATCTATGCCAAGTACCATAAGGAAGCACTTCGTCAAGCTCGTTTAGCTGATAACTTTGGCTGGACATTTGACGAACAGAAGGCAGCCGCTCAGGCTCAGGCTGATGCGTATAAGGCAGCTAATGCTCAGGTAAATACTATTACAGTGGTAGATGATTCTATTACTGATCGTGGTTTTCTAGCAGAAATTACCTCTGTTGGTCAACCCGCTAATAGCCGTGTGCGTAGAGCATTTAGATTTACAGTTGATGATATCACTGGTGATTTTAAGGCTACCCCTGTTGTAACTTCTACTAAGTACGTGGATCCTGAAGCTGTGTTTGCAGAGGATGCTGCTATCTTAGTGAGGGGTTTGACTCAGGCGCAGGATGCTCGTGCGCTTGCTCATAAGTTTGCTGGTGCCAGACTTGTAAACTTTAAGAAGGCTGTAGCCAAATCAAGGAACACTAAAGAAGAAGTTTACCAGGCTCTTATTGACGGAGCTGAAGCACCTACTCCTACAGTATGGAACTGGACTCAATTGCATAATAGAGGCTTGGATAATATGGCCAAAGCTGCCTATTATTCAATGCGACAGACATTCGATGATGGTTGGAAGATCCTTAATACAGAGGAGATCAATCGTCTTCGGTCTAATGGATTCAAGAAGCTCAGTTTTAATAACGGTCAATATGCTGCGAAAGAAATTACTAGCGGTTATAATGATAAGCTCATTCGTCTGGATCTGCTCGGTAATCCGAAAACAGTGTCCAGGGCTGACGTTACTGGTGGGAGATTACCTGCTAATTCTGTCGTAGTCAGGCTTGAGAAGCCTTACATTATTGGTAATGATGCGTTTACCCAAGCTGTGGTAGACCGTGCTCATTTGTCTGATTGGAGACCTCGTGACAAGGTTGTGCCTTATACTGAGGCATACTTCCCTCGTATTAGAAAGGGAGTAAACTATACTCTACGTCGTTACAATAATAAGAGATTGAATGGCTCTACTACAGTTACTCGTATAAGCCATGAAACACTGGAGACATTCTCCAATAAGAAACTGGCTGATGATTCTCTGGCTAATTGGAGAAGGACTGAGCCTGGATCTGATTTTGAAGTTGTAGCAGACAGGGAGTATGGATCACAGGTAATCGAAGAAGGGTTTGGTGGACAGCAGTACATTGGTACTGGTAGTAGAAGTTCACGATTCATTCCACATGATGGTCAGCCGGATTTCCCAATGGAAGATCCAGTGCAGTCTGCTGCGCGTTATTTCCAGATGCTGGATAATCGTAGCATTCTACCTCGTTGGAGGGCAGGTGTTAAGAAGCGTCTACTGACTACTGCTGGACAGTATGGATGGAAAGGTAATCCTACAGAAGTTACCTTTGATAATTGGAGAGACTATACTAAGCTAGCCAAGAATGATCCTAAGTACAAGGAACTAGATGCGAGAGCAAAGTATGTAACAGAGATGATTGGTACGAAATCCTCTGATGAGCTGAAGGCTGAGACTCGTCTTTGGAGGCTTGCTGGTCATTTGGATTATATTGCAGAAAACAATACAATGATTAGGAAGGGAGCACAGTTCCTAGCTAATACTGCCAGAACATTGCACGATACTGACATACCTGCTTTTATAAGAGCTGTTACCTTTCATCCAACTCTTGGATGGTTTGGTGTTAGTCAGTTGTTCATGCAGGCTCAGGGTATGATGATTCCTTTTCTAGCTAATCCTGGTCATTTCATTAAGAACATTGATAACATCATCGGTCTTTCTCTATTAGACGCTAGACTGGGTGGAAAAGTTCCCACAAATATTCTCTCTAGTCTTGGACAACATCCTAAAAATAAGATCGAAGCTATAGCTAATATGTGGAATAAGTCTGGGTTCCGAGAGGCTGTAATGCACAATGACGATCTTCGTCGTGCTTCTCTTGGAATGGACTTTGCAGGAGATCCTAAGCAAAAACTACGAAACCTCAGTGCATATCCGTTTAAGGCTGGTGAGTTGTGGAATAGACGTGCTGCTTTTACTGTAGCTTATGATAAATTAGCCAAAGAAATGGGAGTAAAGATACTTCCTGATGATATGACTACCTTGACTAGAGTCAAGAATAAAGCATATGATTTGATGACTAACATGCAATCAGCTAATGCATCAGATCTACAGAAAGGAGCAAAGGGCGTATTCTTCCAGTTCCAACAGGTATGGATGAAGGGTCTTACCAACTTCCTACCATTTAAGAAGGCTGGTATCACTCGAGTTGATGGTCTTAGCAATGCTGAAAGGTCCAGGGTTATGATTGGACTTGCTATGTTGTATGGAGCAGCAGGAATACCATTGGGTGACGTTCTACTACACAATGTCATGAAGCTGTACAATATAGAGGAGCCTACCAGGGAAGACGCACAGGCAGTTGAGTTTATGTATGGTGGTGTTACTCGTATGCTCACTGGGATGGATATGAGCAAGTATGCCCATATGAATGTTGAGGGCATGGATTGGTGGCGGCTATTTACTAATGGAATGGACTTTGGCGACTTCGTAGATCGTCGTGCTAGAATGCCAGCATTGTCTGTTGGTCAACGAGCACTTAATGCTACAAGTTCTCTCTGGGACTTTATGTTCTATGATCTTGGTCAAAAGGAGGAGCAATACTCCTCAGTAGATACTTGGGATAAGTTGGCAGTTACTCTTACCGAGTTTGCTAAGATCTCCAGTGACTTTAATCGTTTTGACAAAGCACGGTGGTTACACAAGTCCCATGCTATTTGGAATAACAAAGGTGAGAAGATGGTAGAGATAGATGATCCTACCTTCTGGGATTTGGTACTTACTGGACTTGGTATTCCATATGGTGAGGAAGATGATTACTGGGTAATGAAAGGAAATGAAACAGATTGGCAAAGGGAAAAGACTGAAGTTATAGATCTTATGATGAAGGTCTTTAACAATCCAGACTATGACTATACAACTTTTTCCGAGTTGGCAAGTACGAATGGAGTGATAGCGGCTAAACTGGCTGGGTATTCTCCAGAAGAATTGGCAGACCTTGAGAAGTCATTCCATGCTAGAGAGTGGAATGCCAGAACTAAAGGGGATCATTTGCAACAAACACGAGATAGGCTATTCTCTGATGAGGTAGTAAAATCTCAGACTCCTACTCTTCTTAAAATGCAGACGGATTACTAATGGCTAATATATTTCAACAGACATTGACTGATATTCCAGTACAGGGATATAAGCCTACTGAGCAAAAGAACACCGCAGTAGCTGACACAATCACTGCTGTTGGAAACACATTACTGGAAGCTGATGCTGCTAGGGAGAGAGTCTTGTTAGAGGGACGTTCCTCTGATGAAGTTCCAATGATGGATAAATGGACCTCAGAGGAAATGGCTGGTCCTTACCGTCCAGGTGAGCCTCCTATCTTTCGTGCAAAGCATGAGGAAGTGTTTGATGCAAGCGCAGATCTAAACCTTAGCCAGATTGCAAAGGCCAGGAAACAAGGTCTGATTACTCCTGGAGAGGCTGAGGTTCGTATTAACTCTGCCCTTCGACAAGCTATTAATAGACGTCCTGGTAGACAGGCTGAGCTTGTACAGACAGCTAATGAGTACCTTGGTGTGTATTCTGGTATTACCCAGGAGACCGAGGCTGAGAAAGCAGCAAAAAAAGCTGCCGATATGAACCAGAAGCTGGAGTACCATTTCAGAACTAAGTTTGGTCTTGGTCGAGAGGCTGGTGAAAAGTGGCAACTTCAACTTACTATGGATGAGATGCGTGCTCGGTCTGAGCAAGGATTGGCTACTACGCAACCTACTGAGTTTGCCAGACTTGACCAACAAGTGGCTTATCAGATGCTGGCTAATGTTATGAATCTGCCTGAGCAAGATAGGCCAGAGGCTATTCTAGCAATCAAAACGTTTCTTGATGGCAAAGCAGTAGAGCGTCATGGTATGATTGGCTCTACTTATCTTGATAAAGGTCTTAGGGAAAGTGCTATAGCAGAATATGACAAGAGTATGGCAAGAGTGTACGAGCGCGCCGGTGACGTTGACTTCATGACTCTGTCAGCTAGGCGTAATAATGAGCTTAGTCAAGCTGGTCTTGGTAATATTTATGCAGCACTTGGTCCTGAGATGGCTGTACTAGCAGAAAAGTTTCCTGAAAGAGCGGTCGATCAGATAACTCGTATAATGATTAGCTACGATAAGATAGCAAAGGACAAGAAATTCGAGAAAAATCCAGAGATGCTAGACGAAGTTCTCTGGAATGAGGCTATCAAGAACGGTCACTTTGGTATTATGGCGTATAAACTGCGCGGTATGCCGGAATCTGTTTGGGGTAGGGCCATGCTAAAAGGCAAGGAAGAGGTTCAAAAAGGTATCAGGAGTGGTCATAGACCCCCTAGCTTGTCCACACTCGAGTATGGAACTGGTGCTGCTGACCAGATGGTTTACGACAAAGAGATGGGAGAAGATCCTTATCCAGCAGGACTAGCTTTCTTGAATAATGCTGTAGATGATCCTATGTCGTATGTGTATGCGCTAAATCCAGAAAAGAAAGCAATTATAGACGGAGATCCTCGTCTAAAAGAGAAGTTGATTAGGTCTTTAACTGTAAGTTACCAGGCCCTGGTCTCTCAACTTGGTCACTCTCCAACTGAGCCGAATCTGGTACAAAAGATATTTGATTTAACTGGATCAATGGCAGCACGTAGTATTGAGATTGAGAAACTTAAAGCAGTTGTAAAGACTGCCAAGGAGTTTGGCGTAGATCTGGAGGCACTTAGTGGAGCACCCGATAATAATTCTGTATCTAAAAAAAACTCTGAAGGAAACGCAATGAGCACTGACATCAATAAACTTTATACAGCCGTAGCTTCTGCTGAAACTGGTGGGCAGCCTGACCCTTTTATTAGAACTAAAGTGACTACAGCTAAGGGTGGATCCTCAGCATATGGGCCTGTCCAGATTACTAAGTCACTCGCCAGTAATATGCTACGAAAGTATCCAGATGCGTTTGATGCTGAGGAGAAAGCGTATCTAGCTAAGTTTATTGAGCAGGGAAACACTTTCTTGAAGTATGGTAATGAGCCTTGGCGTGAAGGTTATGATCCAAAGTATGATTACGGTGGTGCTGGTGTACTCAATAGTGCAGAAGACAGGGCTATGTATGAGCAAGTAGCCAAGAAGTTTATGCAGATCGAGTTGGACGCCGTTAGTGGAGATGTAGATAAGTTTATTCGTAGATGGCGGGGAGCGGATCCAGAGAAGTGGTATGCTAGCAAGATCAAGAAAGGAATGGAAGAGGTAGTCTAATGGACGACAATTATCAAAGAGAGGTAATTGAGGGTATTGCTGCTATCAGAAAGTTGCAGCAAGAATTGGCTAGAACGGCTGAGAAACAGATTGAATTGCTGGAGAGGTTAGTTGAAGTAGAGCATACGTCAAATGATTTTAAGAAAGCACTTGATCGTATATTTACTAGATTAGATAAAGTTGAGGACGAGGTTAATAAGTGGCGCTTGATGCGCCAGCTACTTACATGGATTGGTCCAGCAGGACTAATTGCTATTGTCTGGGGACTATTGTATCTACATGACGCCATGAATATCGGTATACATCCATGAATGCACCCTGGTATTCCAGAATTGCGGTAGGCATATTAATGTCTATTGTTATAGGACTTGATATGATTATCGGTATATTCATAAGTATAAAAGAATATTGGAAGGAGATCTGGTAATGCCAACAATAAATGATCTGAAATTAGCTAATTTAATTACTCTTGGATATTCTGGAACAGTAGATGATGCTGAGTTTGATTATCTTGGTAGTCTTGGTCATACAGGAACTCTAGACGATAGACGCAAGCAGTTCTGGATTGCTGCTGGATTTGCTAATGAGATGGAATTTCTTCGAGGTAAAGGTTATTCAGGAACTCTCCAAGACATGCAAGGAGCAGCATTTACTGATGGAGCTTACTATGCATATTTACGAAATAATTACTGGAGAGCTTTGGGTTCTTCCGAGCGCATACGTGTGCCCTATGGAACAGCCGGAATTACTGCATCTGGTAGTATAGTTGTACAGTTAACTTTTGGGCATACTTCTACATCTACTCAGAATTTTTTAATACAAACAAGTGTTACAACAGGAGTAAGTTATAGATACGTTTTAATGGGATCATATAATATGTCAACTGGTTATGTTCATTATGTAAATGGACTATCTACCAGTTGGAGTCAGGGTACATCCACACTGAATACTAATTTCTGGGTACTTAGAGTAGAGTTAGATATAGCTAATTACACACACCAAGCTCAATTTTGGTCAGAAGCTGATCCTGAAGGCACTTTGAGAACTTCTACTTTAGCTAATCTAACACACGCTAATATAGATGCCCATACTATCTCAAACTACCTGCATCTAAACGTTTCGTCAGGATTCCAAAATCTTTGTATTAAAGATGTTTATGTTATTCAAAATAATGATACTGTTGTATATCTTCCTATAGATGATGGTTCTGGAACCACTTTAGCAGATCAGAGTGGTAATGGCAATGACGGACTGCTTTTTGGGACTGTAAATGGCAGTTGGGTAGAAACTGCACCATATATCGAGGGTTAATTGTGCCTATTCAGAAATGCAATAATGGTCATAAGTACGGCAACACAGGGAAGTGTTATAAAGGGAAGGGGAGCCGCGCTAAGGCGGCTCGTCAAGGAAGGGCTATTGAGGCAAGTAAATCAAAGAGGGGGCGTTAGTACGCGTCTTTAGTGCATTTTATTAGAGTAACATCTACGGTCGCATCATTGATGCCTTGATGATATGCTTTGATAAGTTCGTCTGCTACCCAATTCCAATCTCTGTAAAATGTTTGGTCTTCAGGCTCGCCTCCATCCCAATACTCTCTCTTACCATTATCATCTTCTATGACTAGCGTAGTAGTATAGTCATAGGGATCATCTTCATTCTCAACATATTCAACTGAGTAGCTCATTAGAGTACTCCTGTTGCTTGGTATTGACTGAACAGTCTAAGAAGCTCTTCCTGATTGAATACATCAAATGTTACTGTGTATTGCTTCATGGGCACACCTGCATGATAATCACCGGTTGTCTCTCTTTTGATTGTCATGTATTTCTCAACAATCTCTTTTGCGATCTCGTGTGCAAATTGAGATCTGATGTAATCATCTGATCTACTGTTAGCTATTCTTGGATCAACATACATTACCTTAAAGAATCTCATAATTACTCTCTGCAATATTCACATTCAAATCTAACATATGGAAAATTATCAAAGAAGTCAGGAGGAGCAGTATAGTATACGCTATCCGCAGGAAGCTCATACCCAAACATCCATCCTTCGTCATGACAGTATTTACACTTACAATTGCACTCGTTAGAATCAGATTTCACAACTACCTCCTGTACATGCTAGTTCTTGACTACCTAGAGTCATGTCAGTATTTTCAAAATTGCCGAGCTCTTCCCAACGGGCTTCAGGAAATCCCTCCGAAAATCTCTTAAATTCTTGTTCAGTAATCTCCTGATACGGTGCTTGTTGGTAGGAACCCCCGTCGTAGGGGAGAAAAGAGACCCCGGACAGTTCATCAAAGTGTCTCCAAACCCATGCACCAACATCCATCCACTCTTCATCTTTAACATAGACTGTTATACTCGGTTTATGTTCTGCCCAATATCTCTGGTAAGTTAGCCAGAGTTCCAACTGCTCTATAGCACTTCTGTCATTTCTAAAGACAGAGTCCTTTGGAGATTCAACTGGAAATGAGAATACCATTGTATTTTGTCTCAACTCTCCCGTGTCAGGATCTCGATCAGCTAAATTCCATTCCCAAGGAAATCCTTGAGCTGCCATCATCTGAGCCAACGGATCCTTAGCATCAGCTCTTACAGTGCGAATATAATAAGGACTATGACGAGGATGAATCCCGCTAGCTGAATTAACGAGTTGTGAAACCGTTCCACTTGGCTTGACACACGTAATCGCAGCGGATTGGTTGATTCCAAGTCTGTTAGACCATTCTTTGTTTGTTTCAATAGCGACATTCTTTAGTTCCTCTAATAGAGTGGAAAGATTAAAATCATCCTTAGTATTTAGCCACTCTTTACCAAAAAATTTAACTAATCCTTTCCCAGTAAGACCATCAACATTCCCACTCAACACTGGATGATCCATAATCCCAGTTAAGGATACGCCAAGTAATGCCTCCTCCTCAGTATTCTGTTTCCACTTGGGACTTAGGTATCTGAAGTTGGTAAGTGTTGCTTGGAGTGTACCCAAGATTGTAGCGATTCTAACTTTTCGTTTAAGATCACTAAATGTGTCAGTAGAACGGACAACGATTTCGGAGAGATTGCAGAACTGCCTGTCTCTAAGGATAATTTCAGAACATGGGTTAGTCCCGAATGAATACTCCGGATTCCTACGGCCATTTCGCTTAACTTGTCTAACACTTGCTTCTCTGTTGAATATTCCTCGTTCACCACTTTTGCTCTCCATCAATGCCAGCCACTCACGCGTGAATGTATCAATGTCTGGCTTTTCTGTATAGGCTACACTGTTATTAGCCAGTGCGTATTCGTTGTGGTGTTCCCACCACATTCCAGACTTAGCATGACGCATCCGATCATCACTGAGGTTAGAAAGAGATATAAGAGCACTCCTACGAACCCCACCCACCACCACGACCTGCGCGATTTTGCAGACAAGTCCGTGGACATCGACCGAAGTAAGGCGACGACCGAGGCTACTCCTAAAAAGGCGAACAGTATAATTAAAGAGTTCATTTAGAGGCTCAGGCCCTGACGCTCTTCCTCCAAACGTCTTGAGTGGGGCTCCTGCTGGCCGAATCTTAGAGAGATCCCATGTGATTTCGGTGTTACCATTATAGAGTTCCGTGATAAGAATTCTGAGAGCTGATGACCATCCATATTTTGAATCTGCAACATAGATTTTATTGTACTTAGTGCTGTAGGTAGAGAGTTCATCAATTGGCACTCCTGGGTAGTTCTCATCATTGCGAGCATAGACAGTTCTTGGTAGTTTATGACCTACAACTGGAAGAGACGCGATTACCTGCCTCTCACAACTGAAACCTACTCCAGTACCACATAGCAAGATGTACATAATCTCATCGAATGCTATTGGAGTAGAGACATTGATTGTGACCGGATCCGTGAATCCATTATCAAGCATCTCTTGAGTAAGAACTTCAATAGACTTACCAGATCCAGATGCTTCCCTATAGGAGCAATTGAATCCTGCTACGTTGTCTCGATCAAGAGCCTTACCAGCAGTCATCAAAGCCCTCATTGAGGGCATTACTTCTAGATCATAGATAGCATCGTACAATTTATCATAGAGTTCCTCAGTACCGTCATCTTCTCGAAAGATATCAGGATACTTATCTCTCCAAAAATTTATATATCTTGCTACAGTTTCTTCCCATGTCTCTCTTCGTTTTTCTTTTGGTAGCCATCTAGCATAACGTGATAGGGCTATGTATTGTTGATATTGATTCAATTGCTATACTCCTTATCTATATAATATCGTATTAATTTAGCTATTCCAATTCCTGCCATCGCTAATAAGATAAATCCTAATATATCAGATAGAACCTTATAGCCTATATACAAATATACAGCACTAGATGAATTATCACCTAATTCTATAATAAATTTTAACGTGTCAAGATAGTCAGACATGTCTTAAGACTCCTCTTTATTTAGTTGTATCCACTCAGCTACGTGCTCTAATGCCCACAACATTGATCTGATTATGCGCCTTGCTAATTCTTTGGCTCCATACATAGTCATACGCATCCTACCATATCTTTCTACCTGGACTCTCAGGTCCCCATATTGTGCCCTCACTAGATAGTCGCAGTTTCTAATCATTCTTATACACTGAACACTTTGATGTAGAGACCTTCTCGCAGGGCTATATCAATCATATGCTCAGTTCCCTTACTCTTACCATCCCAGAAAGCTACCAAAGCCTCTGCTCTTTCAGCCATTGCTACATTCCTTTTATACCCAGCACTCTTGCCGTGGGTGTCCCACTGGGCATGGTATACCTCACATGGAATCTCCATTTCCTTTGCCCAGCGTTCCCCCATCTGATCTACTCCTCTTGCTCCTCCTACTATTACTCTGTCAATAGACCAAGCATAATCGTCTACGTCCTCAAGGCAAGAGGACAACTGCTCATAATCTACATAATCTCGAGAACCAGCAATGATTGTAATCATGACCATTTCTTCAACAGGTAGTCCATACTAACAAACATAGGATCATACTCGCCATCCTTGACTTGGTGCTTAACAATTACTCCTCTCCAGTATGCTGTTCCTTGTGGTGTTAGATAATCTTCATCATGCATGTAGAAGCTACCAGCTATCAATCCATAGAATCGTCTGGTTCCTGTTTGGTGAATAGCGAAGTCAAGTCCCTGAAGATGACCGCTAGTGCATGATTGCATCTCTCGTCTGACTTGTAGAGCAGCAGATGGGCTTCCTCGAAAGCCCTGAACAACTCTTCCTTGAGCATTGCGCGGGAAAAAGTGTGAGTATAATATCCCGTCGAGTTCGACAACCTCAAGGAAATCATGAACTTCCCATCCCCAGTCTCTGTAGCCCAGATCGTCAGTAGATAGTCGCCCACTGAGGATTGGATATTGATTGACATGTTTGTTAATTCTATGTTCATGATTGCCTAATGTCAGGATTTGGATTGGTTTATATTGTCTAAGTTTTTGGCGTCGTGCTCGGTTATTATGTTCCTCAATGCCATACATAAGCGTCCGCATACCCAGTTTCCCAGCCTGTATATCGTCTTCATAACGTGCACCTTCACCTGCTTTCCTCCCCTGATCGTAAGTTGAGAGAGAGTGCATATCTGCAAAGTCTCCCACCTGTACAATCACATCTGGCCTAACATGTACTATATAATTGGAAAGTGCCGCTAAATGATCTAACGGCACTCCCGGTCTTATCTGTGTATCAGGTATAACAAGATGTATAGACATTATTTAACTATTGTTCCACCATTCTATCCAGTGGTTTGGCCCCCTCTTATATATATTACCAAACATATCATATAACACATCATCGTCGTCAGAGTCGTCAGAGTCGTCGTTATACGTGTCTTCGTCCAACTCATCATACATATCATCGTTATAATAAGTCATACTGTCTCTCCTAGTTTCTTCAACCTAAGTCGTGCAAGTCTGGTATGATACTCTCTTTCGTCGTCTGTGTAAATAGTCCAGTTATTAAGTTCTTCTGCTCTTCTACCACATGATGTACACAATCGTCTCTTGATATCGTAATTACACTCCTTTTTGCAAGGACTTTTCATCCACACACTCCACAAGTTTATTGGAGGAAAGGTAATATCAGGCCAGTTGATGCTCATACATCAAATGATCTCTCATAATCAACTACATAACCAAGATCATCTAACATGCTAAACAACTGGCTCATATCATCAGGCCAGATAGTGTATGTGTCTGTCCAACATTTACCATGTTTTATATATATTGTTGTAGAGTTATCGAACTCTTGTATACGAACTATAGGTTTATCCATAGACAACTCCCTCACCTTCACACAATGGGCAATCAAACTCTTCTATAATACCTGTACCATTACATATTGGACATACAGTAGGCAGCGACCTATTCGTCTGGTGAGCATGCCCCTTCTGTTTCCAAGTGTCGTCGCGCATGTTCTCGTAGTTCTTTTTTTCTACCATTTATAAATCTCCTGATGCGTTGGATCTCGTTAGCGTCACGTCTATTAAGACTGAGGCTTCCTCTAATCGAGGGAGCAGATCTGTTATAGTATTTTTCTGGTTCCTCAAGGCATCCTGAACAAATAATAGCAGTGCTCTCTCCGAGAGCCATTCCGGTCTTACTAGAGAACGTAGCGATGATGTGGAATTGAAATTTATCCAATCCGTATCTCTCGATATCAATATGAACAAGTCTGCTAGAGCCTTTGTAGAATCTCCACGACTTGTCTGGCAGCATTCTACGACGTTTAAATTTGACGAATTGCTTTCTTCCATAATATGTTTGTCCAGTTACAGTATTGATGATTGCATATATGAATCCTATTGCGTCATTAATGCTACAACCTTTAGGTATTATCCAGTGATGGTGGTGGTCTATAGACAATAGTCATTTCTCCTAACTCATTGGTCCAGACATACACGACAGTGGATCCGTCTTTGATTTCACGACCAATCCTATCTGGAGTGTCTGGATCGAAAACATTAAGTGTCAGGGTTTCGGTGGGTTCCATTCGTAATCTCTACTCTCAAGAAGTTTAAGGAGGCGTGCTCTTCTAATGATTTCGTCAATACTTACATCTGGTTCCCTCTCGGCATACACGGCAACCACTTTATCCCACATATCCAATCCTGTGTCGCAGTCAGCCAAGATCTTTTCTGCTGTCTTTGGCCCAATTTTCCTGAGTCCAGGAATATTGTCAGACCTATCGCCACATAGAAGCTGAGTATAAAAATAATAATCGGCATAAAAAGGATCAATGTGATAAGTTTGATAGTCATTATAGTTCAAATGCTCACCTGGAATTTGATCTAGGTCTTTGTCAATATGAGCAATAACAAAGTCTATATCATGGTCAGTTAACTGGGTAGCTTTGATACAAACTAAATCATCTGCTTCCAGTCCAGGTTCATCTTCTGCATCAAATACTACGGACAAGTACTCATATATATTATGGTAATGCGACGGCTTAGGTTGGGTTCTATTGGCCTTGTATTCTGGATATAGTTCTGATCTCCACGTGGATCCAGGAGCAGTAAGATATATTGTGATGTTATCAGTCTTGGCAGCCATTTGCATATCAGCAACAATACGACGAGCCAAGAAGTTAGCGTTCTCTGGAGGTTCTAGTAAATGGTCTGTTGAAATGAGTTCCCATCCATCCTCTAGATAGGATTTAAGTTCTTTTACGTATCTCGTATCATGATACTCGCCATCCTTGGCGAGAGTATAAACCTTATACTCTGTGGCAAACCCTGCCTTGTAGATGATAGAGTCTCCGTCAATTAAGAGTCTCTTCATGACGAACTATTTTTAACTCCGGTTTCTTAAAAAAAATTCCTGGAAGGATCCCTATTGCTGTATGTAGTTGTTGGTCAAGGTTATCAGCAGAATGTAGAGCTTCTGGAAGGGTAAAACACAATGCTTCACTTGCTCCAGTTGCTATATTAACAACCTTGTAATTATAAAGAGTGGCGTCTGGAGTCATTCCAATAACACCTTCCTCAGTATCACACACTACCTTATAATGTTTTCCAGCATAAACATCAATCATCTTCGTTTGCCTTTGGTTGGTCCCTCAAGAAGAAACGATCCGTGACAAGATCAATCATGTTCAGAACAGCGTCCAGCTTACCTGCCTTATCATTGGGAAGCACAAACACCTGATTCTGTAACATTCCAAGTACCGTGGTGATTGCATCCCTACGAGCAGACTGCATCTCGATTTTCTTCTGGGTCTCAGGATCTGCCTTGTATCCTCCACCACCAGCAGGTGCTGCTTCTTCAGGAGTCTCGATCTTGTCAACCGAGATAATCTCTCCCTTTGCACTGGTAGTCAAAGTGACTGTATCCTTCCACTTAACCTCCGCGAGAAGGTCCGCGTCTCCATTATACCACTTCTTTTTGTCGATCTGAATACCAGTGCCAGCACGAGATTTGGAAGTAACTTTACCAGAAATAGTAGCCATTTTTATTAATTCTCCGAAATTATTTAGTTGATGTCCTATACTTAAAAGATTTCCCTATCAATAACTCATATAAATGCCCGTGGCAAGACCATTGCTTCAACATTTACACGATTAAGTTCTATAGCACGTATCAATTCTTCGATAGTATTACTTACGTATTTGTCCTCCTCTTCAGTTAAAAGTTGTCGTCCCTCTTCGTCAACATGGTCCAAGATAGATTCAAGATCTGCAACAGCGTTTCGTAGTGCGTAGTAACTATTTTCCAGATGGAAGATAATACCATTCAACTCTTTATAGCTTTTCATACAAGACTCCGTCAAGTTTCGTTGGAGGGTTGACCTGGATCTTAGTCTCGACACCCTCACCCCAGTGTTCACCAAATTTCATTCCAACTCCCAATGGAGCAACAAACTCTATATCGTAAACCTCCTTCAAGTATTTGTAGACGTAGTCTGTGTATGCTTCGATTATAAGGGGCTTGACATCTTCTACTTCGTCTCTGTGTACCTCCATTGGTGATGAGTCATGAATAGTGTTGATTATAACAGATTTGAGATTTTTGTCAAGTAGTTCGTGCCACAATTTTGTAACAGCGATTGGAATAATATCTGCTGTGGCTAACGATTGTACTGGATAGTTGCATATTGCTTCTCTGTTCTTGATGTACTTACTATTCTGTTCTTGTCTTGTATCCGGCCAGTAGAATATCAATCCTGTCTCTGTTCGTAGATACTTCTGTGCTAGAACCTGTCTAACCCACCAATCCTGTGTCCTTGCTATTCCACTGTACTTTTCTTTGAATGCTTTGTAGTAGGCTTGCTCTGCTCTGGTTCCGCTTGATCCACCATAAAGAGGTTTGAAAGTATGTGACTTCGCTCCTTGTCTGTCAGTAGCTTGTCCCGCAGCACTAATCGTGTCAGCAGTAAATGTATGTACGTCAACATTGTCTACGATGTCCTGTATTGCTTGGCGGTCTCTACCAAGGTGTCCTGCTACCCTGAACTCTAGTTGTGCTCCGTCTGGCTCGCAGTATATATATGCAGGATCTTTTGTCCTGAACAAACGCTTGTATATTCGTGGCAGATTCTGGAACTGGGCCGATTTCTCTTTTTTGAAGAGATCGAATTTGAGTTTGCGTCCAGAAGAACTAAGACGTTGAGTAGCGGTAATGGTTTGATTAAATTCCCCGAAGAAGATACCATCTTTTTCCCTCACTACTCCTAGAAAGAACTCCAATGATTTCGATAGTGCTGCGCTTACTTTGGAGTACTCTCGTTGGAGTTGTACGAATGCGAGTTGATCTGGAGTCTTTGCTTTAAGTTTTGCAAGAGTCTTTGCGTCAGTTTTTGGTTGACCATTTGGGAATTTCTTCGACGGCTTACCTCTAATAGCATTTCCTTTATTGTCTGTAAGCTCATTAAATCCAAGTGTCTCATATAAAAATGTTGCCAGTTGTGGTGGAGAGTTTAGGTTTATTCCTCCAGTGATTACTGCAAGCTCTTCCTCGAGTTCTGCAAGTCTCTTGGACTGGGCTAGGTATTCTGCTTCTACTCTATCCTTGTCAAGAGCTAATCCTTGTTCCTCAATGTGAGTGAGGACTGGAATGAACAGGCATCTTGTGTATTGAGTTGGTAGGAGTCCTCTTTCTTTTAGGGCCTTCCGTTGGTCCAGGAAAATCATTCTTGTTTGTTCTACGTCCTTGTTGCATCTGAGTATAAGTATTGATCGTGGCATCTCAGACGGACATACGCCAGATTGCATACATAGCTGAACATATGCGTCCTTACCACCATATCCGTATCTCTCAGAGACCGCGTCTAGATTGATCTCTTTGCCTTTCCTACCTGATAAGTTGGAGTGTATGACGTATTCTCCAATCATTGTATCGTATACCAGTATCTTGTTTAGCTGTACTCCCATTCGTGATAGCCAGTGGAGTTCAAATTTGGCATTGTGCGCCACTACCAGAGCAGACCTGTCTATGTCCTGGAGTAGCTCTGCCATCTCATATTCGGATCCTGCTACTGACTTAAGCAGTCCGTCGTACCACCAGCTTGCTAAGATTAGTCTGTTGTCTGGATTGAGTGCGTTGCCTTTCTCGAGATTGGTAGTTTCAAAATCCAGAACTAAGTAGTTATCCGTCAGCAGTAGTGTTGGATCTGGATTGGTTATGAATTCTGGAATCATGCATTCTTCAAACACTCACTGGGAGTTGGAGATTTATGAATCGGTACTGGTACTATAATTGGTATTCTTGAATTAGTGAACGCCTCTGTGGCGTTCTGGATATGGACTGCAATAGCAAGCAGTCCAATTATGATTGTTAGTGTAGAGAATAATATTGTTTTTGTCATTAATATTTTCCTATTAACCAGAATTCCCATAAGAGGAATTCTGGTATTATTGGAAACTTAATTTTTTTCTAATGAAAAAATTAAGTTTCTTATTGCTTAACTGTCTTAGACAGTTAAGTTATTATCTCAATAACTAATATATATTATAGCATATTTTTCACCAAATGTCAACACTATTTTTGAAATAAAACTTCCAGGTTCTTCGCCAGACTGAGTTTTGGTACGAATCGCATGTAAACTGTGCTGTGGTCTCCAGATATCTTGTTCTTAATGAAGGTTGCTGCTCTCTCATTATGGGATGCCATAGTAGCGTCTGCTCCAACTCCTATCATGACATCAGCAGATCCAGGGATACCAGTATTGGAGAAGTCCACATCACCCATCGTCAGTACAATCTTGTCATCGGCTGAATCTCCAGCCTGAGTAATGGACAATCCTACTGCTCCAACATCCTTGTAAATGGCCCTGAGAGAGCGTGCAATGTACTCTAAGCCCTCAACCCTAGCCATACTACTGGTTGTGTTAATATTGCGTAGCTGGTCCACTACAATGACTTTGGGCTCATGTTCCTCCGCCATCCTACGCACAAGACCAACATCCATCTTACCTTTAGCAACAAATACCAAGTTCCAGTATCCACGATTCTCTGCCAATGCCCATGCCTTTCCAGGACTAGCCCTGATTGCATCAAGGTCCATTTCTGCTAGTCTGGACACAAACCTCATCCTCATGACTTGGTGAGGATCCTCATTGCCAAAGTACAGAACTTTATGACCTTGCTTTAGGAACTCTGATGCCATATTAATAGCCAACAAGGACTTGCCCATCTCTGGTCTGGCTATCAGGATAATATGAGTTCCAGGTGGAACACCTCCTCCAAGTACATCATTTAAGTTTGGTGGATGTAATTTAATGAGATTCTCCCCACGGAATGGTTCTAGAAGTTCTTCAATAGTACCTCCTATAAATACATCCTCACTTTCTTGGGCTTCAACTGGAGTGTCAAGTTCCTTCAGTCTCTCTATTAACTGCGGTATCTTATCTGATGTGGGCGTCGTTAATAAAAGACCTCCAAGATCTTGAGCTACTGCGTTTCGTTGTACTCGTCTATATTCCTCCAGTATGTTAGGTACTGAAACTTTTTCAAGGTTATTTAGAGCATTTATTAAGGTCTTGCTCTGCTTCGGGAAGTCCTGTTCTATTCTGTGTGATAAAATTTCCTTATCACACTCCTCTGCATTTGGATCTATATC